ATCACGGAACGGTACGTCTATTTGGGCGTAATAGGTGGTGTCACCGGCGTCTATTGTTTCTATGTGTTCGGTGCCGACCTGTGGTTGAGCTTGATAGATGATCGAGAACGCTGCCAGATCGGGAGACTGGTCGAACAGGCTGGTGAACCCGGAGCTGATCGTCGGGGTCGCGGTCGTTGGAGTGTCCTGACCGACGACGGTGACCAGCACCCACGACCCGCCCGAGGCTGGTGTGATCGCGGCGGGATCCGGGTCGGTTGTCCCATCGGTCGGGCCGGTCTGGGTCACATCGAACGGGGTGGTCGTGTCGACCCCATCGAAGACGAGAGCGACGATGTGCGTCTCAGTGGTCGTCGGTGACCAATCGAAGGTGATCACATCGGAGTCTTCGGTGCCGTCGGCGATCTTGTAGACGCAGGTGATCCGAGGTCGGAACGATGCCGCGTGCCCCAATGACCAGCGCTGCGTGTACCCCGACGGTGTGGCTGGGGCTCCGGCGTCGGTGGAGTCCTGGGTCGAGCAGACAATCCAGATCAGGTCGTTGTTCTCGATCGTGGCGGGCAGGGTGATCGTGTGGGACGACGCGGTGCCGGTGACGGTTGTCTCCGAGCTCGAACGCAGCGAGATCGCCTCACCGGACGCAGGGCGCAGGCAGTCGGTGACGGTGGCGTTGTTCTCCAGCGACGCCCAGGTGTACGCCCCGGGGTCGACCTCGGACAGCCCAGCCGCTGGGGGCCCGTCCGCGAGCGCCTGATCGGAGAACTGAGAGAACCCGGCAGCGAGGCGAGTAGTCCACGTGTCGCCGGTGTCGGTGGTGGTGAGCGGGCCGCCGTCGCCAGCGAACAGATCGTGAGCGATCTCCACCGGGTCGGCTGGTGTCGCTGATGAGTCCCGCAGTCGGATGTACCGGCCGCCCTTCAGCGAGTACGGGGCGGTGTTGAGCGGAGAGTCCTGATTAAAGAAGTTGTATTGGTTGTCGTCGTTCTTCACGACAACCGACATCGTCCCCGGGATCGAGCGGCCGGTGATCTGCGAAGCGTACGACCGGCCGTACATCAGCTCCCCCGCGATCACATCGTCGGTTCTGTCCTCGATTGCCTGATCGAAGTCGCCGTCGCCGTCGAGGTCCCACTCCATCGTCAGATCTGATGACACCGGGATCTCGGGTGTGGTCGCCCAGAACGCCTCACCGACCCCGGTCGCGACCTCAGCGCTGGCCACCACCGTCGGCGGGTCACACGTCGCATCCGACGCGGTGCCGGTGCCGGTCGCGGCTTCAGCCCCGGCGATGACCGACAACGCTGGTCTGAGCACGATCGTCGCCGCCCGATGGTTGTTGCTGTTCGAGATGGTGAACGAGCTCGGATCGTCGGAGGTGGCGGTTGCTTCCTTCGTGGCTGAGCAGACCATCGCCCCGGCGGTGGCGTCGTTCGTGTTCGAGAACCCGGACGGAAAGGCGGTCACGGTGGAGCTGTACCCACCGGCGTAGCCGAGAGCGACGAACAGCTGATCCGCTGATCCCCATGTTGCGGTCACCGACGGCGGGTCGAGCACGGTCCCGTACCCGGAGCTGGTAGTCGCTACGTCCCAGGTGGTGCCCTCAACAACGCCGGCGCGAGCGCCCTTGACTCGGATGGCGTGCGCTGCCGACTGGTTGTTCCGGCTGGTGGTCACCGTGATTGTCGACGCTTCCGACCCGTCGATTTCCTTGATCCACACGTACCACTGCAGAGTGTCGGTCTGTGGGAACAGGTTGATCCCGACGATCTCGGTCCAGCCAGCCGGTGGGGTGACGGTGATCCCTGAGCCGGCCATGCCCCAGGAGACCAGCACGTGATCGCCGGGCTGGGCGGCTGGGAGGTTGATCGTGTGAGTCTTCGTCCACGACGTCTCGATCGTTTCGGTGATGGCCTGCCAGCTCGGTGACGTCATCGCTAGCGAATGCCTCCGAGCCCGTCGAGACCGCCGGTGAACACCTCATCCCGCATGAACTCACGGACATCGTCGAGCGCGACCATACTGCCGAGAACGGTGATGTTGACCTCTATCGCCGGTGCTGACGGGGCTTGCCCGAACAGGCGCTCGGTGTCGGGAGCGGTGAGAACCGACGACCCGGTTGGCAGCCCGACGATGTCTCCGGATGGGAGTCGAGCCGCTTCCGGGCCGGCCTCGTTGACCAACGTCGGGAAGAACTGGCCGCCGCCGCCGGTCTGAGCGGCCACAATCCCGGACGTGCCGGCCGCGTAGAACGCTGACGGCGCCGCAGCCACTCTGGACGATCCGGAGCTACCGCCGGTGCTGCCACCGCTTGACCGGCCGAACCAGTTGGCGATGTTGTTCACGTAGCGGGTGACGGTCTCGACGAGGTTGACGTACGTGACGGATGTCTTGCCGTTGATCCGGTCGAGCGCCAAGCTCGCAGCGTCCACCTGAGCCCACACGTTGCCCTCGGCGTTGACCTCCGCCACCCACTCCCGCGTCACCCCGAACAGCGAAGTAGCGAGCGCGTCGACTTGTTCCTTCTCGAACCCGGCAGCAGCCGCCGCCTCCCGGAAGCGTTGCTCGTTCACCGCGAGCGAGTCGGAGAGCTGCTTGGCTGACACATCCCCCGACGCGTACGCCGAGATCAGAGTCTGTAGATCCTGCTCGTAGGCGTTGACCATGGCCTGACCCCGGACGCCGGCCTCGGTGGTCAGATCGAATCCCTTGGCGAGATCGAACGCTGCCGCGTCTGTCTCCCCGAAGCTTCGCTCCAGGTCGGTGGTCGCATCGAACAGCCCGATCAGAGCATTGGTACCGCTATTGTCAGCCCACTTGTTGACCTCGGCCAGAGCGTTCGCTGACGCCGCTGCCAGATCATCCCACGCCCGAGTTGCCTCATCTGCCGCGTCCGCAATGTCATCGGTGGCTCGCGCTCCGTCCTGCAGCACCGACGGCACCGCATCGAACGTGTCGACGAACCCGTCGAACGCGCCATCGAGCACCCGGGTAGCAGCGGTGGCGTCGTCCTGGCCATCTGTCAGATCACCGAGCCAGGACACCACCGACTTGCCAGCGTCGACGGTGGCGATCAGGGCATCGGTGTACCGGTTGAACTCACGGGCTGCGCCCTGCCCGACGACGGTGGCCACCTCAGAGACCCGCCGCTGGGCGATCTCCCATTGCGTGGTCATCGCTTCGACCTGATCGGCGACCTTATCGGCGGTGCCGCCGACTTCGACCTGAGCATCAGCAGCGGCCAGCACCGCCGCGGTGAACGCATCGATCTGGCCGGTGGTCTCGAACGCGGTGCCGAATATCCGGTTGGCGGCCTCCGCCTTGATCGCCGCGTCCTCTTCCTCCAGCAAAGCGGTCGCGATGTCCCGCACCGCTGATGCAGCCTCCGGGCCGCCCTGAGAGATCCGTTGCTGCAGATTCTCGAAACTCAGACCGAGCGACTCGATCGCCTCCCGGGAGTCCCCGTCGGTGATCCGAGTGTTCAGCTCCTCCATGGCCTCGGCGGCTCGTTCGACCTGAGAGGTGAGCCCCTGCTCGTAGGTGTCGCCGATGAGGCGCACAGCGGCTGGGCCTTCGATGCCGAGCTTCTCGAACACACCACCGAACTCGCGGGTGGCGTCGAGCACCTCGTCGGTCTGATGCCCGTACCGCTGGGCAGCGTCGATCATGATGTCGAACGCGTGCTCGGTGTTGTCAGCGAGGCCCTGCTGAATCATGCGGCCAGCCAGCTCGGCCGCGGTTGGCACATCGACGCCGAGATGTTCGCTGAGCGTCAACGCCCACCGCGATGCCTCTTCCAGGTTGAACGACGGATCGATGTCGCCGAGCTTGCGTTCGAGGATGATCGCGGCGTCGAGCGCTGTCGATGCTGACTCGCCGAACCCGGCACCGTAGGCGTCACCGGCAGCCTCGCCGATCAGCCTGGAGCGGCCAGGCCCGAACCCGGTCTGGATCTGGACATCGATGTTGCGTTGAGCGGCAGTGAATCCACGGGTCAGACCCTCGGCGATGTCGTCAGCGAACAGAGCGCCGAGGCCGAGCGCGACAGCGGACAGCGGACCGCCGGGCCCGAGCTTGGAGCCCAGCTGGTTGACGATCGAGTCTCCGGCGTTGCCGACGTCGATGTTGCCGAGCGTGTCCTTGATGCTGTCGACCGCTGGCTTGGCGTCGGCGTCGATCTCGATCGTCGGCGGTGGGATCGAGTCGAGATCTCGGATGTCGCCGGCCGCGGTGCGCACCTCAGAGTCATCGACCTGAACCTTGACATCGACCTCTTCCGAGCGGATCGAATCGAGCTCCCGGTTGATTCTCGACCCGACATCGGAGAACGAGCGCGCCACCGAATCAGCGGAACGATCGAAGATGCGCTCCACATCAGCGGCGATCGACTGAGCCTGGCTGCGGGCGTCCTGCGCAGCCGACGCGAGACCCTGGCCCGGCTCGTAGCGGGTCGTTACGACGATTTCGATTTCGTTGGCCACGCCGTCACCTCCTCATCGGGGTCGTCACGTCGGGAAGGCCGAGGATCATGGCGTCCTCTGCCAGCAGGTCAGGCAACCGGTAGCCGTATCGGTGCATCGCCCGATCGATCAACAACGACTCCAACGGCGGCAGATCGGTCAGAGCACTTCCTGCACGACTGCTCCGTTCCCCTGCGCCGGCTCCGACTGCTCCGCGAGCGTCTGACTGAGCCCCAAAGGGCGAGGCCGCTGTACCTCCGTGATCTTGTTCAACCAGCCGACCGCCATCGAGATCGCCAACGACGAGTCAACCGACCGGATCGCCTCGCTGCTGGGAGTGAGCGGGATCGGTACGCCATCGTGTTCGAGATTCCACGAGACGAGATGCTCAGCGAAGGCGTTGAGGAGATTCTCGTCTCCGACCTCGCCTGGTTCTGGTGTCGCGAACCCCTTGCGGATCCGGACGTACTCTTCGACCGACACCGCCTCGGCGGCGCACGTGGCACCGTCGAAATCGGTGCCGACCAGCGACACTCGGATGAGTCGAGTTCCTACTTCGTAGCCCATATCAGGCCCAGGTCGGCACGGTGCCGTCGGCCAGGACGGCCGTGCACTGAGCGGTCAGCTCAGCGGACTGAGTGCGGCCCCACGCCACCGACGTGAGCAGAGACTCCGTCGCGAGCGTCTGCCCGGAATGAGTGCGAGTGATGGTGCGGGCGCCGGTGACGGTACCGACTGTCTTGAGCACATCGAACGACGTGTTCACGGCGTCGTCGAACAGGCACGTGAACGTGTCCTGATGATCGGCGATCAGCTCCAGCGTCGCCCGTGCGGACTGCGAGATCGTGGTGATGTCCTGCACACCCTTGGTTGTCGACATGTTCGCCTGGCTGATGTGCGCATCGAGTTCTCGGGCGGTACCACCCGAGTCGTCGACCGCGAACGATGTCCAGCCTGCACCTGATTGGATTGCAATGACTACTGCGCTCCTCTACGTAGGCGCCGGACCTTCGCCCGACGCATGTTCTCTGCGTGCGTGACTGGCTCCAGATGCTCTGGGTTGACGCATTCACGCACATTGCATAGGTGGTCGATCTCCAACCCCTCAGGGATCGGGGCGACCAACATCTCATATGACAGGCGATGACCACGAACGAACCCGCTCGATCCGTCTTTCGTGCTTCCGACACCGAGCTGGCTATAACCCTTCGGATTCGTGGCTCCGGTCCATAGCCAGCATCCACCTCGTGGGTCGCGCTCGACATACTGCCAGAACCGCTCCTCCGTCGACCGAACCTCGGGCCCACCACCAGCGCGGTTGGTCTGGCGTTTGGCGGCCTCGCTGATCTTGGCTCGCTGCTCATCAGGCATCGGTTTGCCGGCATTCGAGCCAGGGTGTCCAGCATGGCTGTTGTGGCCGCTGCGGTATTTGCTGACTCGGTTGCGGCGCTGGTCGGTCGCTGCTGGTTCCCCGCATCCGCAGGCACACGGCCGTGGCAGTAGGACGGTGTAAGTCATCAGTTGTTCACCGCGTCGGCCATCTTGTTCCACGACTCCGCCAGGTCCTCGATCCAGTCCGCACCGCGACTGTGAGCACGGAGAATCGAGGCCGGCCGGCCGGTCGTGTTGAGCTGCTCTTGGACTCGTGCCGCTGGGCCGTCGCCGACGACGTAGAGCGTCGGAGCCCCGACGACTCGCTTGCGATGCGATGGCACCGAGAACGTCTGTTGTGCTCGTCTGTCGCGAGCGTCCTGGAAGCATGGAGTCCCAGCAGGGAACGTGAAGACGGTCACCCCCGACGGGTCTTTCGTTTCGGTCCAGCCTCGGCGGTTCGTGACGTGCCGGATGTAGTCGGCGCAGATCTCACCGAGTTTCATGCTCTCATCGATGCGGACATCCCACCCTGCGCGAAGTTTCGGGCAGTCGAACGCGGCGCAGGTCACATACCGCCAGTGAAGCTGCGGGGGAGAGATCGCCGAGTACGTCTTCCATCCGCCGTCTCGGACTCGGGCGACTGCAGAGCTGGCGGTCATCACCATCAGAACACCACTGCCACCGGGTTGCGGTTCACGGCTACGGCGAAGGTCACCGACGTGAACGTGCCTGACAGCTCGGCTCGGAGCCAGCGCTTCACGTTCTCGGTGGCACCGGTGGCGATCCGCTCCGAGCCGACGGCTGAGACCGTGGTGAAGGTGGCGCCGGTGACATCGGCGTACGGGTCGCCGGATCCGTCATCGTCGGAGTCCTGGATAGCGATGTCGACGCTGGTCCCGGTGAACGCGGTCACGTGGAGGATGGCTTGTAGCCCGAAATCGGTCGACCCGACTGCTTGGAGATCATCGACGCCGGTCAGCCCTCCTGCGGCGCCGATGGTCTCCTCGCCGGCCGTGAGAGAACGACCGAGTTCGAGACCGTAGTTGTTGGCGACGGCCTGCACATCGATCGTGAGATCCTTCGTGTTCGCCACATTCGGTGAGTACGTGATCTGCTTGCCGATCATGAACCAGGCGGGGGCGCCACGGGTAGCGCGGTGATGGTAGGACAGAGCCCGGTCAGCGTTCGGCAGGGTCCGCAGCACCGGCTCTGCCTGCCCGGCGTCGGTGTCCCACAGTGCGGTCACATCGATCGCGCCGTGCCGGATCGTCGGCGTGCGCCGCGTCGCCTCGTCCTGGATCGTGGTCGTATTCTGCACACCGAGATCCATCATGAGCCGCCGCATGGTGGCGGTCGACCCGCTGATGTTGTGCTCATCGACGAACAGGCGTCCGCCTACTCCACTGGTGATAGTCATGTCCTAGTCGGCTCCCACACGTTGAAAGCGACGAACCCGGCGGTGATCGTCTCAGCTCGGTACTTGGTGTTCTCTTGGTCGAGATAGCCGGCAGCCCAGCGCAGCGGGTCACCGTAGGCGCCGGCCGGATCCAGCTCGACCGCGTCTCCGTACTCGATCGGAGTGTGAATCACATCGAGGATCGTGTCGCGAGCGTCGGACACCTTCGGATCGACCTGGGTCTGTTCCTTGTCTCGACCGAGCGGCATCGTCAGATACAGGTAGAGGATGTAGGACTGCCAGACGGACGTGCCGGACAGTGTCGACGCCTGCGGGACGGTGCGGCCGGGCCCGTTGACGACAGCGCAGTGCACCCGGTCGTCGGCGTCCGGCGCCGAGTCCGGTTCGTATCCGGTGACGGTGGCGACACCGGCTGAGCGGACGCGATCGATCAGCTTCCGTCGGATCACCCGGGCGTGCTGCACCATGAGCGTCATCAGCCGTTGATCCTGGCGATGACGGGCTGCAGGTGGAACTCGAACAGGTCAACCGCTCGCGCCTCGATGCGCTGATGAGCGTTGCGGAACAGGTGATAGCCCCGGAACCGGGTGGTGAAGTTCCGTCGGCTGGTGCCCTCAAGCCACCGCACGTACGGCAGGACACCAGGCAGTACCCGCGACTGGAACGCTGAGTTCACGATGTGGAGCAGCGACGTGTACCGCCCGGTGGGAGCTCGGAAGACGAGCGTTTCCACGTGCAGAGCCTCCAGAACCTGCTCAGCGAGTTCGAGACGGGCCTGCTCGACGCCGTGGGTGAGCATCCACTCGGCGTTGCCGTCGAACAGCGGGCCGCGGAAGATCACCTCCGTCATTGCTTGCCTCCGGTGGCGTAGTGCCGACCCTTCGGCTTGTACCGCCGCTTGACGTCGTCTCGTTTCGACTTGAGGCCGGCGCCGCGTGCCTCGCGCTCGTTGTCCCCCGACCCGATGGTGCGGGCGTATCCGGCGTTCTCCTGGGCGAGCTGCACGATCGCCTCCGCGAGACACAACGACGTGACTCCGGCCGGTGGGACGTGGCGCTGCACGACAGCAGCGTCGGCGTGGGTGGCGGCGGTGGTGCCGAGCTGGCCACGATCCACGGTGTAGGTGCGCACAGCGTAGATGTCATCGCCGAGGGTGTGGGCCGCGAGCGTGCTGCCCTCTACCGCCCGGGAGACGATCAGGTTGTTGGCGGCGATGTCATCGATCCGCATCCGCTCAGTGCCGACGAGGAGCCGCTCGCCCTTGACGTAGGCGGTGCCGTCAGCGACTGCCACGGTGTTGTCGTCAGAGTCGACTGTGAGGTTGGCGAGCAGGTCCTCGGTGGTGTCCGACCAGGCGGTCCCGGTGATGATCAGATACTCACTGTCGATCTTGATGGCGTCGCCGATGTCGAGCTTGGAACCGTCGGTGGTCGTGACCGATGTGGCGGTGGTGGTAGCGACCGCCCCGTTGAGCGCTCCGGACGCTGCGAGCGTGCTGGTAAAGCCGAACACTCCGGTGAGTGAGATGGCGTCCTGGTATCCGGAGGTGTCGTCGGTGGTGAACGTGGTAGTCGAATCAGCGTCGATCTCGATCCACTGATACGGCTGGCCGCTGACCTCGGGACCGAGCCGGTAGGACGCGGTGCTGGTGCCACCGATGCTGAGCGCAGACAGGGACAGCAGCTCGTTGTCGTCGAGCCACAGCTTCCGAGAGTCGACGTTGACCGATGCTCTGTCCGGCCAGTCCATCGTGCGGGTCTCAGAGACGGGGTAGAACCGGCGGCCGAGACACATCCGCTCGATCGCTCGTGACGCGTCGTCGATAGCTCGGGCGATGTCGTCGTCAGCGTCAGGGGTGACGGGCAGGTCAGTTGCGCGCCGCACAACGGCAGCGTTGCAGTATGCAGGGACTCCCACGACGTGCTCTCCGGTCTGCTGGGACTGCGGTTCGGTTGTCCCGTCGAACGTACCACGCCCACCTCACCACCCGAATATTGTCACCTCTGACATTGATGATTGTGGGTGGGGTGGGTACACTGGTTACTACAGCAACCACAAAGGAGACACCACTCATGCCCTACACCGATCAACTAGTCGAGCGGCTCGATGAGCTGGCCGATCGCTACGCCAACGCCTGCTCAGTCAGCGAGGCCGCCGTCTACATCGACGCTCAGGTCGAACTGCTGGTCGAGCTCGATGACCAGGGCGTCGACATTCTCGATCTCGCCGCTGCGCTCCATGAGGCCGTCAAGATCGCTGGTGAACAGATCGCCGCCAAGGTCCGAAGCGAGGCCCTGTGATGACCGATGATCTTGAGCACACCACCAAGCACGTTGAGCGTCAGCGAATCTCGACGGCGCTGATCCTCGGGATTCTCTACGGCTCCGAGCCCGGGGTCCACGATGACCACGCGATGCACACTTGCATCGAGGAATGCGCGCTGGCTCTACCGGAGTGGATCCCACTGGAAGGCTGGTGGCTGCGAGAGAGCGACACGTCCGGATGGGTTCTCTGGTCAAGGAATCCGGCTGACAAGTTCATCACCCCGATGGGGTACCACATCCCGGAAGAGGGTGTGCGATGAGCACTGAGCCGGAACCGCGCCCACTCGGTGTCATCTGGCGCGAGCTGGGAGCGCTGAACGTGATCACAGATCGCTCCGACCGCGCTACAGCGCTCGCGTTGCTCGATGAGCTGGCGGCTGCTGCCCAATCGATGAAATCGACACTTGAGAGGACGTTGCGATGAGCACGACAGAAGGTGAACTGCAGCATCTGACTCGTTCAGAGTTGGAGGACTCGCTTGCCCGGTGGCTGGCGTTGAGCAAGGACCCGAATCGGAGCCGGAAGGCTCGCACGCTCGCCGATCGCCGGTATCGGGTGGCGGTTGCTGAGCTGCTGGCTCGACACGCCGCGTCAGCATCAGCACGCAATCAGCGGCTGTTGAGGGGGTGGTGAGCGTGTACAAGCCACGGAGCATGTATAAGTCGCCACCTCAGGGCTGGACCGTGATCGCTGAGCACACGAACGACAGAGGTGAGCGGATCGGCATCGCCAAGATCGAGAATGACAGCACTAGCCCGTTACTGCTGCTGATCTGGGACGACCCGCCGCCTGAAGGCACGGGCATATGCGCGCCGACTCTGCTTGATGACGGCGCGATCGAGTGGTTGCGCTCTCAGCTCACCGAGGAGACATCATGACGACTCCGGAGTATCTCTACGCTCTGGGCCCGGATGGCGCGAGCGTGACGGCCAGTCTGTGGGGCGACGTCGATGGGCGCTCGGTTGTGACGCTGTCGACAGCGATCACCACGCCAGGCGGGTCGCCGCTCTTGCTGACAGCGACGTTCGTTGCTGATGATCTGATCGAGCTGATCGCCCGGGCGGCCGGCCTCGATGCTGGCCCGTTTCTCGACATCGACGCCTTCGCTGAGCGGGTTGGGCTGCAGTCGGAGACGCTGCGCTCATACCGCAAGAAAGCGGTGGACCGGTTCCCTGAGCCGGACACCATGTTCGGGCGGACACCGGTCTGGCGGGTGTCGAAAGTCGATGCGTGGGCTCGGTCTCGCCGCCGGGTCGGCCGCCCCAAATCTGTACCCTTTGATGTTGATAGTTTACCGGTTGACGGGTAAGATTATTGCATGAGCAACC